GTGGAAAGACCAAACGTCCACACTACCACATCATATTGTACAACGTGCTACCTCAGCGGCTGGAAAGGATTGTCGAAGAGGCCTGGCCGGCTGGTACTTGCTTCTTCGGAACAGTTACAGGCGCTTCTGTGGGATATACTCTCAAATACATATCAAAAGCTTCTGTTATCGGGCGTTTCGCCCGGGATGATCGTCAAAAAGAATTCTCGCTCATGTCAAAGCAGCTTGGAATTTCCTACTTAACGCCAGCTATGGTACGCTGGCACAAAACAGACCCGACTAATCGCATGTGCGCTATTATTGAGGATGGAAAAAAAATTTCCTTACCTCGTTATTATAAAGAACGTATATTTAACTCCGAGGAACGAGGTCTAATTAAATCACATTTTGAAAAATTTCAATATGAAACAGATAAAGAATATTATTCGTCCGCCGACTATTCGCGCCGCGAAAAACAAAAAGTTGCTCGTACAGTTGGAGCTGTTCAGCGATATGAATTTACACAATCACAAAACCAAAAACTTTAATTATGTCTCACAAAAACGCGGTGACGTTATCGTTATACCCGGTAATATACCACCAATTCTCAAAGAACACTATTACAACGGAGGTGAACAACTTACCTTCTCTTACTGTACCTGATCAGTCTTTAACTGTTGATGAAATCTTTAAGAGATTTCGTAAAGGCCTACCTCTTACTATAGGTAATACACCTAACTATCACGCCATCGGTGATGAAGATGCTGATATAGATTCTGACGTCCTCTTGGGCGTCAACTGGAATACTCTTGATATTTCAGAAAAACACGAAGTAATCAAAGATTCTCGTACTAACTTAAAAAAACTTAATGACGGTATTTCTTACCGTCAAAAAATGGAAAAAAAGGCTGCTACTGAAAAAGCAGCTACACTTCAAGCTAAGCTTGATAAACTTGAGTAATCGGATACGCTGGGAGCGGTTCTCGCGACTCTATCCAATATCCGCGATATACCAATCCACCCGGGATTCGCCGGGCGGGGGTTGAGGGGGCAGAGCCCCCCTATATCATAACATGATAATAAAAAAACTTATATTATAGAATATAAGATAAGTATTTACTACCTCACAAGTCCTGACACGTGCAGCGTGTTGCCGGACACCGAAAGTAAGCGCAGCGTCACGTCGGTATGGCAACAATAGCCAACACGATCAGGACACCGCTTCCGCAGGAAACGCAATGTGGGGTAAAAAAGGACAGAATGTCCTAAAGCATTAATTACTCTTGATGTATTAATGCTAATTGACACCGGAGGTTTCAATTAAACAAAATTGGTAACAATTTAAAATGTCAAAACATGCCTATTGATCCTTCAATTATTGCCGCCGGAATTCAGGTCGGCACCTCTGTATATAATGCAGCTTCTGCTGCTAAAACTAATCTAAAATCTCGCGAGTTCTCATCAGATATGTATGCTCGTCAGTTAGAAGATGCCCGTAATAACACGGATAGGCAAAATGCCTATAACTCTCCAGTTCAACAAATGGCGCGCCTTAAGGCAGCCCATTTAAATCCAAATCTCGTATACGGTAACGGCTCCGTTGCTAATCAAGGTACTCCTGCAGGTACTCCTTCTGCACAGACTCCTCATTCCGAGGCTCCACGCCTCGATGGTAAGCCTGCTATAGATGCTTACTACCAAGTTAAAAACGGTCCTCTCGTAACCGATAATCTTGCCCTGCAAAATGCTTTAATCGCAAAAAATATTGTCGTAGCTGACAGTATAATTAAAAAAAATGAAGCTGAATCTCGTGGCACTACTTCAAGTGCTGACACAAACATTTATGATTTGGAATACAAAAAGTCTATGCATGATACTCGTCAAGAACAGGAATTTCAGAATGTTGCAAAAGTTCAACGTGAAATTCAAGTCATGCTTGATGCTAATCAGCGCGCTAACGAAACTCAAAAATTGTCTCTTGGTGAAATGGCTTCTCGTATACTTCTTAACCAAGCCTCTGCAAGTAAGATACCTGCAGAAATAGAAGCGTTAAAGGCTACAGCCGCTAAAATTAAGGCTGAGAATACTTCAATAAATTATGATAATGCTGTAAAATCTACCGGGGCTCAGCCTCATGATAATCCTCTTTATCGGTTACTTCAAAAAGCTTTAACCAATGTCCCTGAATGGAATGGTAAATGGTATTAATTAATCTTTAAAAAAAAAACTATGTTTAAAAGACGTTCATTTAAAAAAAACTATGGGAAAAAATTTCATGGTAAACGCGGCGGAAGACGCCGTACTAAATCTATTCGTTCAACTTACACAAACCGCGGTGGAATCCGTATGTAAAAAATTATGAATAAAAATCTCTTCATCGACAATAAGTCAACTAAGCCGCCTCGTAGTGCGTTTGACTTGTCACACGATGTAAAATTATCTTGTCGGATGGGTATGCTTATACCTGTCCTTGCTGTACCTGTGGTACCCGGCGATAAATTTCATTTATCAAATCAGGCTTTAGTCCGTTTTATGCCTTTAATTGCTCCGGTAATGCATCGCTTTAATGTTACATTTCACTCTTGGTTTGTTCCTAATAGGCTTGTTTGGGATAATTGGGAAGATTTTATTGTAGACAAAAAGACTGGTGGTCTGTCTCCGGTTATGCCAACATTGCGGGTTGATTCAGATGGTACCAATTATTCCCGCCTGTTAAATTTTATGGGAATACCTGATCCTACCTTAAATCCCGGTGCTGTAAAAGATGAAACGATTAATGCCATGCCATTTGCTGCATATCAACTCATTTACAATGAGTTCTATAGGGATGAAAATCTCGTTCCAGAAGTTGACTGGAGTCTTGTAGACGGTGATAATTCTGCAAATCTTGATCTCTATAAACTACGGTTACGTGCTTGGATGCATGATTATTTCACTTCTGCTTTACCTTTCGCGCAAAAGGGAGATCCTGTACTCATTCCCGGTAACATTGCAGATGCGCATGTCAAGATTTCTCGTTATCCAAACGTACCGCCTGATCCAGAAGTATTTACTGATACTAGCAACTGGAACAGTAGTATTAGTACTGCTTATCCAAATGTACAAGCGGGAATTCCCGCGCCTGTTGGTGATTTTCGCGACGGTGAATTGTTTTCTGACAATTCCGGAACTACGTCCACTAATGTAAGTGATTTGAGGATTGCTGTACGTCTACAGGAATTTCTTGAAAAGTTAGCCCGGGGTGGTAGCCGTTATATTGAGATGATTAAAGGCATCTTCGGCGTCATATCTAAAGATAGTCGTTTACAGCGTCCTGAATATATCGGTGGATCCTCCTCTCCTGTTGTCATATCTGAGGTGTTAAATACAACAGGTACTACTACCGCTGCACAAGGTACTATGGCCGGTCATGGCGTTAGTGTTACTAACGGAAAGTCTGGTTCTTATTTTGCATCCGAATACGGACAGATAATTACTATTATGAATATTCAGCCTACTACACAGTATCAACAAGGCATACCGCGCTATTTCAGCGAGGTTGACTCATTTACTCAGCAATACTTTCCAGATTTTGCGAATCTCGGCGAGCAGCACATTGCTAATCGTGAATTATTTGCTTATGTAGCCAATGCTGGTGATCCCTTTGGATATACTCCTCGTTACAGTCATTATAAGTACATGAGTAATCGCGTATGTGGTCAGATGGCTGATACTCTTGCTTTCTGGACGGAAGGGCGAATTTTCGCCTCTACACCGCTGTTAAACCAAGCCTTCATCGAGTGTATACCCGATGATAGAATCTTTGCGGTACAGGATCCTATGGAGGATAATCTTGTGGTACAGGTCTATAATGAAGTTAAAGCTATGCGTCCTATGCCTTATTTTGGTACTCCAAGTCTATAATATGTGCATGACACCGTTAACTATTGCTGATAAAAACAAAATAATGCATAAGGTGCCTTGTGGCAAATGTCCTTTATGTAAAAATAGGCGCGTTAGCGCTTGGTCGTTACGGTTAGTTCAAGAGGATAAAGTTTCTTTATCCTCTCATTTCATTACTTTAACTTATTCAAATGAAAAAAAGTCTGACGGTTCATACCATATACCTAAATCCAAAAACGGGTTCCTCACTCTTGATAAAAGAGACCTTCAATTATTCTTCAAGCGTCTACGAAAAGCAAATGGTTATACCTCGGGAGTTCCAGTCAAATATTACGCTGTGGGTGAGTATGGTGGAAAGACCAAACGTCCACACTACCACATCATATTGTACAACGTGCTACCTCAGCGGCTGGAAAGGATTGTCGAAGAGGCCTGGCCGGCTGG